ACCTGCGGGTACTTGAATGAATACTGGGTAAGATTCTTGTTGTGTGTTCTTTGGAAGTGTTCTGACTTCATAACCCTGTATTACTTGAGGCATTTATTGTAATTTTAGAATAAATTAGCATACTTAACTATGAAAGAATATGCTGCTGCTGCCGCGCCTGCGGTTTGAGCCACGTTATACGACACTTGTTTACCGCCTACATTTTGAACTGCAATTGGTAACGGTCCGGGAACTGTTCGGCCTGCCGAAGCGGCACTCGAATTTATTGAAAAGAATGCAGGACCGGATTCCAAATTATTTAAAAATAATCGTGATGTATATAGATCTGCGGCTACTGCAGGATCGGGGGAATTTACATAATCGATGATGGAATTGTCCTTGTTAAGTTGTTGAATTGTTAAGCCTGTGATGGCGTCTTGTGCAAATGCAAAAGTGTTTAGTGCCACTGGGGCGGCCACTGTTCCATGATTATACTGACGCATGATGGGTACGGCCATTATAAAGTACCTCCGTTAGCGCCTGCGCTAGTTGATGCGCCTGTTCTACTTGCTACCATATCAAGAGCAAAAGATCCTATAATGCCCTCTATACCACCAAGAGCATAAGCGCCGGCCGGTTTAGCAATATTTGAGAATTGAGGAGCGATAGCACTAACTGTTAATGCGGCCATAGCACCGCCGCCTACTCCTAATGCAATTTTCTTTAATGTTGAAGATCCAAATATTGATTTAATTCCACGTTTCACACGTTTCTTTGGTGTGCGTCTTTTTAAAGGTGTCGATTTTCGGCGTTTTGGTGTCGATTTTCGTTTAAGACCAACATAGGCACGTCTCGCAGTTTTTCGGACACCGCCTTTTTTTGTAGATGATTTTCTACGTTTGTTTAATGCAACTAGTTTTCTAGTTGCGGCTTTTTGTTTGGCTGTTCGTCTTTTAGCCATTTTAGCCACCCCATGCGTTAGAACTTGAGAAAGTTGCGCCGCCTACACTAGCGGAAACTGTTCCGCCTGGACTAGTTGACCAACCACTTGAACTGCCTGAAGTACCAGGACCGGAGCTACTAGTATTAGGCATTGGCTGACTAGGTGAGACATTTGAAGCGTTTTCTACTTCCCTCACTTCATTAGACTGTTCCGATGTGTCTAGGCCGATTAATGTTTTTAATGTAAATAATGGATTAAATAATTGGGCCGCGCCTGTTCCAATTCCGCCTAAAAAATCGGACACGCCGCCGCCTACACTAGATAATGCAGATCCTGCGCCTGTTCCTGCACTAGTTAGGGCTTGAGCTGTTTGAGAAGCCATAGCAGGCCGTGCTATAGCATTCCCAATGAATAGAACTGCCAATGCTCCTAGAGCTAGCGGCAAGATTTTTCGTAGAATAACCACGTTTAGTTAGAAACGAAATCCTTTAAAAGTATTACGAAATTCGTCTAGTTATAGCCAGGATTTATAGACTATTTTTTCCCCATGACAACATGGACAATCATGAAGGCTAAATTTTTCCACACCGCTCGATCCAACATCATTCCAATAAACCACCCCACAAGGAAGGCCGGTTTTTGTGTCCTTGCAAACTTCACAAGGTGTTCCCAATTTCTGATTCTTTGGCAATATTACCTTTGGTTTGAGTAAACTTTGAGATAATTGATTTAACTGCGTCTGGGTTTTGTTGAGCATAATTAGTGATAAAATCAACTGCTTTTTTACTCTTTAGCAGTGATCGCACACCTGGTGGTAAATGAGGAGCAATAGAATCTAAAACCTCACTAACTGCGCCTAATGGATCGTCATTGGCAACCTCTTCACTTATCCTTATAGGCTGTTTTGATCTATTTACTGCGCCTTTGAGTTTTTTATTTTCTGCTTCAATGTCGGCAATATACGAATTATATCTATTTTTGATTTTCGTATTAAGTTCGCTATTACCAGAACGACTCCTAATAAACAAAGTAGTGGCAGCCATTCCAAATATACTAGAAACCAGGATAAGTAGTTCTGGTAAAGGTAATTCCATAACACGATTTAGATTATTTTACTTGTATTTTATTGTTTTTTCCTTGGTTTTTCCCTCCCGCGCCCTCCTTTTTCCCTAAAATACGCTATGTTTTAGTAGTTACTTATCTTATCCTAAATAGCGTATCTGTGAATGGTAATTCGGTGGAGGGGGAATTTAGCGGAGGCTGTTGTGTAAAATAATTGATAATTGTGTGAAACCTGTTGACAAAACGTTCTTATCTGTATATATATCTCTAGTATAGTAATGAGAGAAACCACACCAACCGAGCGTTTAAAAATTCTCATGGTACAAGCTACAGACAAAGATGTGAGATTGTTACACACAACAGAAATTGACATCTATAACTATCTGCAGAAGTTCCATAAGGCCGCATGGGATTTATCGTACAAAACACGAAATGACGATATAGGTAAAATTATGGAAAGAATAAGCTTTCAGGGTCATCTTGACTAATCAACTGTTTTGGAAACAGTATAACATCAATGATTTTATACGCCAAGAAGAACAGAACGAACGCCATGAAGTTAATACAAAATGTAACAAATGCGGTTGTTACAAAAAAAGCGGTAAACCTTGCACAAAATGTGCAAGGAATTAATTTTTTTAAATTGACCTGGAAAAAAAAACCGATCATTTGTCCCTCATGTTTAGGAAATGGTAAATATGTTAAATTTAAACGGCTTAAATCGTTTGTTGATCATTGTTTTTTAAGACATGGTTTATCTTGTACGTTAGAAAAGCACACAAAACTAGGTTTTATAACTTATAGACTAACAGGCGATCAACTTGATTAAGGTTTTAAATTTATACGCGGGGATCGGTGGAAATCGTAAACTGTGGAAAAATGTAGATGTTACGGCCATAGAATTAAATGCTGATGTTGCTAAAATTTATTCTGATTATTTTCCTAATGATCATGTTATTGTTGATAATGCACATGATTATTTAGAAAAACACTTTGAAGAATTTGATTTTATATGGACAAGTCCACCTTGCCCTAGTCATTCCCAATTTAGAAGAAATATTACTTGTAATGTTTCCGGCCCCAATGGCCGCCAATCTACACCTATTTACCCTGATTTAATGCTTTATGAAGAAATTATTTTTTTAAAACATTATTTTAAAGGCAAATTTGTAGTTGAAAACGTGCAGGCCTACTATGATCCATTAATTCAACCGCAAAAAGTTTCTCGTCATTGGTTTTGGTCAAATTTTTTAATACCTCAAAAATATTTTAAACCCTCATTAGATATTCATTCATCTAAAATGGTTAATTTCGGTTTTGATTTAACAAATTATAAAATAAACGCCAGGAAGGCAACAATTATCAGAAACCTTATTGATCCCGCACTTGGCAAATATATTTTTGATCTTGCTTTTTCGATAAAGCAAAATAAAATACTTGAATATGTATAATTTATTTATCTTCTAAATCATGTTTAGAAAAATCGCGGTTATAGATATGATATAATAGATCACGTTCTACACGTCTAATACATCGCATGTTTTGGATCGTTAAACCTAGTACGGCCAAAGTTAACGCAACTATTATCTCGTTCATTTGTTAGTGTTTGGATTATACACTTTTAAGGCTATAATTCCAGTTATGCAAGTTAAACCAATTCCTAAAAATGCTAATGTTGCTAAAAATTCACTCATAATATCACCACCGTTTATGCCATTTGCATTGCGGTTAATTGCGTTGTTTCCCCTGCGCCTACTGTATCCCACACGAAATAGTGTGAATTACTTATGAATATTTTCTGTAATGGGTTAGGGGCCGTAAGTGTTACTGTTGCATGGATTATCTGTACATTGTTTGCCCCATCTTCAATATTCAATCTTACTGCATAACCTTGATAGATTGATGTAATCAAAAAGACGTTAGTTCCCGCAGGTTGCCATGTAAACGTACCATTGTTTTTTATGGTTGCGTATATGTCGCCCACTGCCATTTATGCCACTCCTTCCCATCCCATAATATCCTCATCAATACCGCGTGTGATAATTATTTTTTTAATCAAAGCCTTTTTTCCATCATGAAGATTAACAGACCAAGGTTTCCTTGGTAATGAATCCTCACAATCTTGATACTTGCAATGTTTACAGTTTCTCAAGTCGTGTTGATCAAGGCAGATACAGGGAATTAATTTCTTCCATCTTGGCTCATCTATTAATCCTATAATTTCTAAAACAGGTTCTTTTACTTTCTTTGGTTTATCTTTCATTATGACACTACCATCACATATGTAGTAAGTGGCATATCTGCGATTAATGTTTGAGGAACTGAAAGACTCCCGCCTTCTCCAACGGCATTAGAATGAACATGATTAGTTACACCAGTTGATCCTCCTCCACCACCAAATGACATTATGAAAACCTCACAACCTGGGCGGATATATCACAAACACCGGCCGCGCCGGCTGTAACAGTTACGCTGATAACATTTTGATCGTTTATTGATCTAAAATTTGAGGCCGGTAAATTAATGGCGGCCATTGAATTATTATTAATTTGATAACTTGCCGCATTTGCTCCGTCTTGGTTTTCTATTGAAACTGAAATTGCAACCGCATTAAATTCTGTTGGGAACATAACTGTCCTTGTAGTACCTGCGGGTACTTGAATGAATACTGGGTAAGATTCTTGTTGTGTGTTCTTTGGAAGTGTTCTGACTTCATAACCCTGTATTACTTGAGGCATTTATTGTAATTTTAGAATAAATTAGCATAC